CTGCTCTAGCTGTCATCGCTGATACATCACCAAATACAGTTGTTCCACCATTTCCGTCTGATTGATTTACTATTTTGATAACTACTCTTTGGTCGTTTTCTTGTAAAATTGTTGGTCCTGTTACTGTGTCTGCCATTTGTTTCCCTCCTTAATTAAGAAACTGTGGGGCCGAAGCCCCACATAATTATTTATTATTTAAGATTTATTCCACCAGTATTCGCTGCAAGTCCATCAATGATGTCATGTGCAAGGAAAGCTAGTGCTGCTGTAGATGAAAGACAAGTCACTTTAAAACTTGAACCTACAACTGCGTTTTCATCAAAACCTATAGAATCATTTGCATCTGCAATTCCTACGTTGTCACCATCACCTTTTGGTACACAACCTATAATTTTTTCAGATCCATTAGTAATAATATCTACATCATTACCTGCTGTACCTAACATTACAAAATGAAAAGTAGACCCTACACAATCAGCTGCTGCTGGAAGTGATAAAGTTGCTGCAGCATTCATTGCAGGAAAAGTTATAATAGATCCTGATTGTGATGCTGTTAATACTGTATCAGCAGTATATCCAGTTACGATAGTTACTATTGGAACAACAAAAGTAGTTGTTCCTGTGATTCTAGATGTACCAGTACCTGAAATGTTACCGCTTGAATCTATATCAAAGTTAGTTGTTATTGCACCCGTTGCTGCAGTTTTAGTAATTTGTTCAAAACCACCTTCTGCTCTTACTGGGCCGTTAAATGTTGTATTAGCCATGTTAATATTCCTCCTAGAATATGTAAATGTAGTCCCTAGGGGTTGTCGACTATACGCGTCTACATTTAAAATTTATTTTTATATAGTGTGTGAATTATATGTTATTTTTTAATGGAGTGCAAGAGGCCCTACAGTAAAAGTGCGATTTCAGCGATGTAGCTTTTGTCTAAGTAGCTACAGAAACTTGTGGAGCAGCGCCTTCAACGCTATTCTGCCTGTGAGCGATTTCAGCTTCTTCAAGCTTAATTTCAGTAATAACTTGTCTGATCTTATCATCAAGTCTAACCATGTTAAGAGTATATCTATCTTCGTTAATATGCTCTTGTTCCCACTTCAACTCCAAGGACCTTTTTTGTTTGTATAGGTCTTGTATCATCAACAGCCTCCTCAAAGGTTATTCGACTTATCTCGTTATTATAGTTGTTTCCGAGATATTCCCAGCTTATACTCTTTTCTCCCAATTTGTCAAGTATTGATTCTTCAAGAGAAACAGCATTATCTTCGGCTAAAACATTAAATTTAGCGTAGTGATCGTATGCAAATATAGTTACTGTGAATGTTTTCATGATTTTTTCTTTCTAAATATTAAATGTGGCGGAACTATGTCCGCCACATTAGTTTAATGATTATGCTCCTGGTGATCCGAAGATACCTCTAAAGTCAGAGAATCCAAAAGAATATCTCTCTCTAGCTTTGTATCTAACGTTTCCAGTCTCAAAGTCACCTTCCATAGCTGTTTTCATAGGTGCTCTAACAAAGTGTTTTAGACCGTTAGGCACGTCTGTTTTAATGAAAAACGCATTAGTATCAGTTAAGTAATGATTCACAGCATAACCCTGTGGAATCATACCCATAGATACAACTGCATTGATATCATTATCAGCTGTTGCGACTCTTTGAGAAGACTTCATTAGTCTCTCAGCAGTAAATTGAAGCGCAGAAGGAATTATCATTTTAACTCCTTTAGCTGCAATTTTTAAACCTCTTTCGTCAGTCATTGCAGCGATGTCAATTAAAGACTGCTCCAATGAAGTTTCGTTAAGGTCTGCTGCAACTGTCAACTCGTTTCTAACTGTTCCAGCAACGATAGGGTGATCAGTAGCGCAAAGCTCTTTACCATCTCCACCATTTGCTGTTCCAAACGCGTTGTTTAACACATTAGCTGCTTTCACTTGTTTAGTGTTAGCCATTGATCTCGCTAAAGCTTTTGTATATCTAGACGCAAGTCTGTCATACAAGTTATCCTCAATCGCTTCTTCAGTGATTGCGAACGCTAAAGCAAGCGTTTCATGTGTGTAACGAGCAGAGTAAGTTTCCTGTGCTGCATCGTAGTTTACGCTTGATCCTTCAGGTTTAACTGAAGCATTTGCGAAACCAGATAACATCACTTCTTCTTCAAAAGCTCTGTCGCTGTTTTCCGTGTCAAAAATTTCCGCGTGTTCGTTTGCGTAGTTTTTGTATTCCAGGCCGAATAGTGCATTCAATCCTGGCTCTAGTTCTTTAACTAGTTGTGCTCTCGATATTGCCATAATTTAATCTCCTATTCGATTATGCTATTGCTGTTGTTAATGAAAACACATGTTCACCAGTATTAAACTTAACGTATGCATTAGCATTCGCTGAAGCTTCATCACTATTGTTGGGATCTTTAGATATTCCTATCTGTTTGAAACCACCAGTAGTTGTAACTGTTGATGTGTCAAGTTCTGATGTTGACTGTCCAGAAAGAGTAGATCCTGCTACTCCTACAAAGTCAAAACCACCATGGTTCATTGCTGCTGTTCCAGTACCATCATGTTGTACTTCAAAAATGATATTTGGATCTGCATACACAGAAGCTACTATATCAGCTGCTGCTGTGCTAGCTGGATAAAAAGCCTTGAACGTAGGTTTACTTGTTGACGGGTCAGTGAAAAAAACACCAGCGAAAACACCCAATTGTTGGACGTCTCCAGCTGCTGCTGCTTCAATACCGCCTGCTGTTACGGCTTCTACTACTTGTCCAGTAAATATAGAAGTACCATAATTGTTTGCGATAGCATATTCTTCTGTTTGAATATTACCGCTCATATGTCTTACGGGTTTAAAACCGAAAGCTGCATCTTGATTAGCCATATTATTATCTCCTTTTGTACCTGTCCTTACGGACCTCCAGTACGATTAATTTAATTCGTTGGTAAAAAGGATTAAAAATTATTAATCTTTTTTTGTACCACCGAAGGTTACACGAGATTGTCTATCAATGTCGATAGGCATTCCAGGGTGCTGTTCCTTCATAAGGTCATTCTTAATCGCTTCGTCTTTTTCTTTTGTAAGTTTATCAAAATATTCCTTACGCGATTGAACTAACTCTAAAGATATCCTAGCCAGCACTAGGCCGCCAACTCCGATCACTCCCTTGTATTTCCCATCGTTAATAGCTGGATATTCTGTATCTGGGTACTGATCAGCTCTCACTAATTCATAACCTGATCTCAACATAGCTGACATGTTTTTTGTATCGTCAAAACCCATTGTTTCAGCTCTTATCCATCTATGATGGTACCCATCTGGTGCAGGGGGTGCGTCTAAAGATGATGGTGGAGTCCAAACTTGTTTTTTAGTTTCCTTAACTCTAGTTTGACTCGCACGGGAAGTTTTTATTTTATCTGTACTCATATGCTTATGCCTCCTTCGTGATTTTTAATTGTTTCGCATACTCTTCTAATGGCACACCTAATTTTTTAGCAATTGCTACCTGTGATGATGTGAGTCTCACAGTTTTGCGACCAGGTTTGACACTTCGCGTTGCTGACGCTACTGTTTGTGTCGGTTTGGTCGTTCCTTCCGATAGTTCTTTTCTATCAAACTTATGTGGAAAGTCAAGACGCATTCGTCTATCTATTTCAGCATAGTAATCGTCTGAATGTGGATCAAAACCTTCGTTCTTGGTTAGTTTTTCATGTAGATCAAATGCAGTATAAGTCATTGCATTATCCTTACCAAACCAATCATTATTATCAGCCCAAGCTTCTGCTTTTGGATCTGCAGGGGGTGCTTGAACAGCTTGATCTAATGTTCTTGGCGCTGTTGGTGCTTGCGCTGCTTGTTGTTGATATCTATTTTTTAAAGTATTAACTTTAGATTCTTCAATACCAATTCTAGCAATTTCTTTTTGCGCATTAACTTCAGCATCAATATCATTAGCTTCTCTTGCTCTTAATAAAGTTGCTTTAGCAGACTCAAGACCGCTTTTTAACTTACCTTCCATGGCGTTTACATAACCAGGTTCAAGTCTAGAAACTTTTGTTTTTAATTGTTCTAATTCAACTTGACCTCCTTTTGCAAACTCTAAAGCAGCTTCTTTTTGTCTTTCTGCTTCTCTCCATTTCTTAGTAAGTTTAGAAATTCTTTTTTGAACTCCTTCACTATATTCTTCAAGTTCTTCTTTTGGTTCTTCAACTTTAGTTTCAACTTTAGTTTCAACTTTTGGTGTTTCAATTTTAGTTTCAACTTCAGGTTCTTCAACAACAGTTTCTTCTGCTGGTACTTCCGTTACTTTGTCTTCGTCTAATTCAACATCAGCACCGGGTCCCGATGTATCGATGTCGACTAGATCTTGTTTTTTTTCTTCTACGTCTGGCATAGTTTACTCCTTCTATGTTTATATATTGTGCAATACAGATTCAGGATCTTTAATTTTACCCAAAACCTCATCGTCATTTAATAGACGAACTTCTCCGCCTTCTATTGGTAGTCTTGATCCAGCATATCTTGCAAATACAACCCAATCACCTTTTTTACACCAAGGTCCTGTTGGAAATTTTTCAGTGTCATAATAAGCTAGTGGTCCAACTTTTAAAACATAACCACAGTTAGTAGCTATTCTTAATTTCTCCAAAGACTCTTGTGCAATAATTATTCCACCTTTAGTTTTTTCTTTCGGTGTGAAAGGTAAAACTAGAAGTCTATAACCACAAGGTTCTGGTAATTGATCTTTTATATTTTGGATATTTTCTGGATTCAATGGTTCTTTTTCTTTAACCATTTCTTTTGTTGCTTTGTACTTT